TATGGTGTGGTCGCTGTTCAGAAGCAATTTATCGGTTCAATGCACTATGAAGTGCTTACAAGAGACTATGGAACGCAAACTGGCACTTATATTTGCACTTTGGACAATTATCATCAGGATGTAGACTCAATAGACTACTCAACTAGTGAGCAGCCTGCTGAACATAAGTCTCATAACCTCTTAGAACTCGATAATGGGCAGTTTTGTCTCTATCCAAACAACAGAATGAGGATATATGACAACAGTATCACTCCTGAGACACCTAAGAATCCTGATTTTAAGGTTTCAACTGTGTATTATCAGGTGGAAAACGGTCATGATCGTGATGGATTGGGTTCAGAAGAGAATTATTTCTGGAAAACAGCAAAAGAACGTAAGGATAACCCAGAATTAGGATGAAATCAGACCAAATTTTGAAAATTTACAAGGCAGTAAGGATAAAAGTAAAGAAATTCAAGTATCCTCCTCGTAGAAAACACTATAACGTACACACATACGGATGAAAAACGTCAAAAATGCTCATATGGGCGATCATTTACTCGCTGAAGTGTATAATGTGCCCTTTGATAAGTTAAATGATGCAAAAAAGATCGAACAAGTATGCGAAAGTGCTTGTAAAACTGAAGGTTTGGAAGTTTTAAACACATATGTGCATCATTTTGACCCTTATGGGGTGACTTGTACCGTTACTTTAGGTGAAAGTCACCTTTCTTGTCATACATGGCCTGAAAAAGGGTGTGTTGCAATCGATATTTTCACTTGTGGATCAAAAAATCCACGTTCAGTAGCATGGTGGTTGCTAAATTATTTTGATTCTGACGACTATAATATGAATCAGCTAAATAGATAGGTATAAATAGATAAAAATCCATTGTTTAATGGCGATAACCCGAATATCAAGAGCGTTTAAGGATATCAGTCTGTCTTTTAAAAGACATCCAGTGACCGGAGATATTGGTGTGCTTAAAAATGCAGATGCGATTAAAAGATCTGTGCGAAATCTTGTGCAAACAATTCCTAGTGAAAGATTTTTTAATTCCACGATTGGATCTGAAGTAAGAAATCTTCTATTTAATAATGTTCCGGGATTTGTTGATTTTGGTACCGCATCAATTATTGAAGGACAAATTAGAAACACAATAGAGAATTATGAACTTCGAGTTACTAATTTAGATGTAAATGTTGAACCTAGACCAGATCAAAATGAATATGAAGTATTCATAATCTTCGATATTATTGGACAACAATTTCCAACACAAGAATTTTCATTCTTATTAAAAGCAACAAGATAATGCCAGTTACTAAATTTACTAATCTTGACTTTGATCAGATTAAAACACAGATAAAAGACTATCTAAGAGCAAATTCAAACTTTACTGACTTTGATTTTGAAGGATCTAACTTTTCAGTCTTAATTGACGCACTGGCTTATAATACGTATATCTCTGCATTCAACTCAAACCTTGTAGTAAATGAGTCTTTTCTTGATTCTGCAACTCTAAGGGAAAATGTAGTATCTCTTGCAAGAAATATTGGTTATGTGCCTCGTTCAAAGACAGCAGCAAGGGCATCTATATCTTTTACAGTCACTGCTAACACAACAAGTCCTACAATGACTCTACAACCAGGCCTAGTGTGTGTAGGAAGACAGAATGATTCAGATATAGTGTTTTCAATCTCAGAAAGCATTGTGGCGAATACAACTGTAAATGCAGGAGTTGGTGCTGCATCTTTTGGATCAGTGAGTTCACCTATTGAGGTGTTAGAGGGTACATTCTTAACATCTCAGTTCGTCGTTGACGGGTCATTAGAGCAGCGATTTATATTGGATAACGGAAACATTGATACATCATCTATCGTTGCTTATGTGGGCACTCCGGGTGTTCTGGGTAAACAATATAAGATGATTGATAATATAGTTGGAATTAGTTCAATATCAGATACTTATCTTATACAAGAGATACAGGATGAGAGATATGAACTTTTATTTGGTGATGGTATTTTTGGACGTAAACCTGAAAATGGTGCAGTAATTACAGTTCAATATGTTGTTACATCGGGTTCTGAGGGGAATGGCCCTGAGTTCTTCAACTTTGCTGGTAGTTTTCTTGGTGATAATGGTCAAGTCATTGTTCCTAGCACAGTTCCAGTAATAAACACAGTCTCTCCTGCTTCTAATGGCGGTGATATTGAAAGTATTGACTCAATTAAGTATTTTGCACCTAGACTATATTCATCGCAGTATAGGGCGGTTACAGCAAGGGATTATGAGTCGATAGTGCAAACAATATATCCAAATACAGAAAGTGTGTCTGTTGTGGGTGGTGAAGAAGTTGATCCACCTCAGTTTGGAACTGTATTAATTACGATAAAACCAAAAAATGGTGAATTTGTATCTGATTTTGATAAAACACAAATTTTGACAAAATTAAAAAGTTACTCATTGACTGGTATTAATCAAAAAATTGTTGATTTACAAGTTCTTTATGTTGAGGTTGAATCATTCATATACTATGATTCTACTAAAATTGCAACAGTTAATGATTTAAAATCAAAAATAGTGTCGGCTTTAACAACATACTCTAAATCTGGTGATGTAAATAAATTTGGAGGTAGATTTAAATACAGTAAGGTGTTAAACGTAGTTGATAATATTGATAAAGCAATCACCTCAAATATAACAAGAATTAAGATAAGACGTAATTTAAATGCTCTAGTTAACCAGTTTGCCCAATATGAGTTATGTTTTGGAAATCAATTTAATGTTAGACCTGAAGGGTTAAATATTAAGAGCACTGGATTTAAAATATTAGGAACTGCAGAAACCGTATTTTTCACAGATATTCCTAATGAAGATAAATTAACTGGAACTATATCAGTTGTAAGAAAAAATGCAAGTGGTGAAACAATTGTTGTAGTAAAATCTGCTGGAACAGTTGATTATGTTCATGGTGAAATTAATTTATCCACTATAAACATAATTTCAACTGATAAACCAAATAATATTGTTGAAGTTCAGGCATTTCCAGAATCAAATGATGTAATTGGTTTACAAGATCTTTACTTAGATTTTAACATTCCCAGTAGTCAAATAAATATGGTTAAGGATACAATTACATCAGGCGAACAAATATCTGGTGTTGGTTTCAAAGTAACTTCGAGCTACTCTAACGGAGAACTAACAAGAACATGATCGGAACTGGAATAGACAAGCGTATACAAGTTCAGCAAATAATAGAGAGTCAACTCCCTGAGTTTATTAGATCAGAGAGTCCATTGGCCGTTGACTTTTTAAAACAATATTATATTTCTCAAGAACATCGTGGAGGTGTTACAGATTTAACTGATAATTTAGATCAATATATTAAACTTGATAATTTAACACCTGAAGTGATTGTTGGTGTCACAACTCTAACATCACCAATTACAGATTTAGATCAAGAATCTATATCAGTATCTTCGACAAAAGGTTTTCCAAGTGAATATGGTCTTTTAAAGATAGATGATGAAATAATAACATATACAGGAATAACGACCAATTCATTCACTGGTCTTGTAAGGGGTTTTAGTGGAATAACATCATATACTGATCCTGATAATCAAGGAGAACTTATTTTTTCGACTAGTGATGTTGAAACCCATGCAATAAATTCAAGAGTTGAAAACTTAAGTGTTTTATTTCTTAAAGAGTTTTACAAAAAAACAAAGTCTTATATTACTCCCGGACTTGAAGACACTGTATTAAATCCTAATGTAGATATAAGTAATTTTATTAAAGAGTCTAAATCTTTATACAAATCTAAAGGAACAGAGGAGTCATTTCGTATTTTATTTAATGTTTTATATGGGATTACACCTAAAATTATTGATTTAGAAAATTTACTTCTTAAACCATCATCATCCGAATATCTTCGTAGAGAGGTAGTCGTTGCTCAACAGATTTCTGGCGATCCTAATAAGTTAGTAGGCCAAACAATAACCAAATCAACTGATCTTAATACTTCAGGATCTGTATCTGAGGTGGAGATTTTTAGTAGATCAGGTAATTTAGGAATAACAACATATTATAAATTAAATTTATTCGTTGGATATGATGAAAGATCTGCGATACAAGGAACTTTTACTATTCCGGGAAAAACAAGAGTCATAGAAGATGCACCGATAGGATCTACAATACTCACTGTAGATTCTACAGTTGGATTTGGGACAACTGGTACAGTAATTACAAATGGTGTAAATGGTATTAATACTATAACATATTCAGACAAAACAATAAATCAATTTTTAAATTGCGCTGGTATAGGTAATTCAATAAGATCAACAGACGATTTAAGGAGTGATGAATTTATTTTTGGATATGAAGAGGGAGATTTAACAAAAAGAGTTGAGTTAAGAATAACCGGTGTTTTGTCTGATTTTGAATTATTACCCAGTTCAGGATCAAGTGTAACTCTTGAGGGTGAAAAAATAACTGTCAAAAATCTTGGTGAAGAAATACCTAATCCACCCTCTCTAAGTGATAGGACACGAAAAACAGTTTTCTTCAATTCTTGGATTTACAATACAGCAAGTCGTATTCAAGTAGACATCCCATCTAATGTTGCAATCAATACTACAACATCCGCAGTTGTTCAAAAATCAAATATTGATAAATCTCAACTAAAAAATGGAGATAAAGTATCTATTTTCAGAAGAGGTGAACTCACACCAATTTCCATAGGTGTTGGAGTTACAGTTAATTTACAAGATATAGATTTAGATACAACAGTATTAAATGATGGTAATACAGAATATGATATACAAAGAGAACTTGATAAAGCATTTGGTGCCACAGATGTAGATTTAGAATTTGGTAATGATTCGATTACTGCGAATGTTCAAAATACTTATAATGATCGTGATCAAGATTATTATGTGGCCTCTTCTTCAATGCCTTCGTACAAAATTGAAAAAACTGTAGTTAAAGCAACTTTAGATGACCCTCAAGTAGATGGACTTGGTATTGGAACTGAACAACTTTTAGAAAAAAATCCGGTTACAGGTCTATATTCTAAATTACAATTTGATTCGGAAATACCATTTATAACTGGTGACGCTATCGCATATGTTCCAGAAAATGAACCTATCGTCGGATTAGATACAACAGGTGGTGTTTATTATGCTGAAGTTCTAACTGCCCAAAATGGTCAAAACAAAATACTTAGATTATATCCATCAAGATCTTTCATCACTGTCACAAACGTAAATCAAGCTGCTCCACCATATATTGAATTTACTAATGTTGGGATTGGCACAACAGGATCCCATAAATTTGTTTTACTTAGACATAAAAACGAACAGATTGGAGTTCAAAAGGTTTTAAGAAAGTTTCCAGCAGATGTAAACATAAAATCTGGAACTTCAGTCGAAACAAAAGTAGGAACCACTGCAATTTTAAAAAATGGTGTCGAAATAGCGAACTATAAATCATTAGATAAGATATTTTTTGGCCCATTATCTGAGTTTAAAATATTAAATCAAGGAAAAGATTTTGATGTAATTAATCCTGCTACGATCTCCGTTCCGAATGTAGGATCAGGAATAACTGCCCTAGTTCAGCCAGTTATTAAAGGTGATTTAAAGGAGATGTTGGTTGATCAACAAAATTTTGATATTGAAAAAGTATTATCAGTTAGTATCTCCGGAGGAAATGGATCAGGTGCTATACTAAAACCTATCGTCACTAAAAGACAAAGAGAATTACCATTTGATGGTAGATTAAAAAACATACGTGGAGGAGTTGATCATATTAATGACGTAATAGATTTTTACTATGCTCATAACTTACAAAGTGGTGAACCTTTAATATACAATAATAATGGACACGCATCTATAGGAATAGGAACCTTTGCAGGATCGAATACAATTCAGAATAAAACTTTGATAAATGGATCAACTTATTATCCAGAAGTTATTGATTCTACAACAATAAAATTATTTGAAAAAGAGACAGATTACTTATCAGGTATTAATACTATAGGATACACTGTAGAAAATCAAACAGGAAATCATAAATTTACTCTTCTTAATTTAAAAAATCATTTAAAATCAATAAAAGTTCTTGACTCAGGATCAAATTATACAAATAGAAAACTAATAGTTAAAGCAGTTGGAATAACAACAGTTGATAATTCTATCAATTTTAAAAATCATGGTTTTATTACAGGTGATTTGGTGCAGTATGCTCCATCAAGTGGTGATGCAAATCATGCTCCAATAGGTTTAGGTGTAACCACAAGGTATAGAGTACTAAAATTAGATAATAACAAATTTAGATTGATTGACGTTGGTATAGGTGCGACAGATCCCTCATCCAATTTTCAAAGAAGTAACTTTGTTAGAATATCAGAAGTTTCAAGTTTAAGTAATCATGAATTTTTCTTTGAACCAATTGTTGTAAGTGTAAACGCTGTTTATTCTCCAGTATCTGCTGGCAGAACAGAATCACTAGTTTTAACTCCTAAAATTCGTGGGCCTTTAGTAGATGCTTATCTTTATGAAAGTGGAACTAATTATGGATCAAATATATTAAATTTTGAGAAGAAACCTAATATAAAAATACTTAATGGAACAGGTGCTGAGTTAAAGGTAGTTGTTTTAGATGGTAAAATAATTGGGTGTGATGTTAGATTTGGAGGCAAAAATTATACATCAGCACCAGATTTAGACTTAGTTGGAATAGGAACTGGCATAGGCGGTAAATTAAGAGCAGTCGTTAATGGTGGTAAAATCACAGAAGTAAAAGTCATAAATGCGGGCATTGGATATTCATCATCACCTCCCGTGAAAGTTACACCTAATGGATCGGGATTTATTATTGATAGTTCTGTAAGAAGTTTGACTGTTAATAACTTAACACGTTTTGGTGATGAAATACTTTTAAGAGAGTCAGATACTAATCTTCAGTATTCAGTATTAGGATATTCCGGTAAAATTCAAACAGCATTTGATGATCTCACCTCTTCACCACAAACACACTCTCCAATTATAGGTTGGGCATATGATGGCAACCCAATTTACGGGCCATACGGATACTCAGTGGCAGATGATAATAACTCATTGTCAAGAGTTCTTAATTCTGGATACGATTTGGATCCCACACTAATTGAAAATAGACCAAGTTTATCAACTTTTGCGTCTGGATTTTTTGTAGAGGATCATGTGTTTAAAAATTCAGGAGACTTGGACGAAAACAATGGTAGATTCTGTAAGACACCAGATTTTCCAAATGGAACTTACGCATATTTTGCAGGAATCTCATCCACTAATGCAGAACCAAGATTTCCATATTTTATAGGTGACACTTATCGTTCTAATCCTGTATCTGATAATTTTACTTTAACACAAGGAAATTTTGATTTCAATAAGTCTGAATTGACTAGGAATTCACTTCCATATAAACTTGATGATGATAATGCTGACTATAATTTTGTTATAGAATCGTATGAGATTAATCAACAAACATCAATAATAGAATCAGTTACTTCTGGTAACGTAAGTGATTTCCAAATTGTGTCATCAGGTGATAATTATAAAGTTGGTGACAGTTTAAACTTTGATAATTCAAATACTGATGGTGGTGGAGCATCTGCTGCAGTTTCAAGAGTGGAAGGAAAAGAATTAGATAATGTTAAAGTAGGAGTAACTACTTACAATGATGTTGTATTTGTTAACGGAGGAAATGGAACTGTATCTGGATTTATTTCAACAACTCATAATTTAAACACAAGCGATGTAGTTGTAATATCAGGGTTAACAACAAGTATTCCTAAGTTAACAGGGTCTCATAAAATTGGTGTTAGTTCTGAAAGCACTGTATTATACAAAGCACTATCTGGAATAAACACTGCAGGTATCGTCACAGACATTTATGTGGCTACAGTACCTAATTCAGTATCGGCAGGAAGTAGTATAGGAATTGGAACAGAAAAATTAAGAGTTCTTAATGTATTCCGTGATAGAAGTATCTTAAGAGTTAATAGAGGACTAGTGGGATATGGGGATACATCTACATCTCATATTCTTGGTGGATTAGTTCAAACAATTCCACAAACAATTGATTTAGCCTCTCAAGATATTGGTGAATTTATATCTAAAAAGAATGATATTATTTACTTTAATCCAAGAGAATCTGTTGGTGTTGCAAATACTGTTGGTAGGACAGTAACAATTGGTAAACCATTTACTCTTGGTGAACTATCTGAAACAATTTCAATTCCAGCCAAAGGAATATTTTTACCAAATCATCCATTCAAAGATAATCAAGAAGTAATTTTAAGAAAACCATCAAATGCTGCAACACAATTTACAATTGGTTTAGGTGATAGATTCCAAGTTGGTGGTGATTTTAATTTACCATCTTCAGGAAATAGTCAAACTGTTTATATAAGAAAATTTTCAGAAGATGTTGTGGGCATTGCTTTAACAGCAAATACAACTCCAGTGTTCTTTAAAACTGGAAATGCAGCGTCATTTGATAATTTTGAATACTCAATTGAATCAAATTATGAACAAGTTAAGGGAAAGGTTGAAAGGATTACAGTAAACGTTGGTGTTGCCACTGTATCTGCTGGATCAACTCTTCATGGTCTTCAAAACAATGATAATATTAATTTAAAATTAAGATCTACACAAACAAAAGGTGTTGGTGCAGGTGCAACATCAGTTGTGGTAAAATATAGTGCCCAGAATGACAAACTATTAATAAATCCAATATTATTTACAAACTCCTCTGTCAACACAGATACAATTAATATTGCTAATCATGGATTTAAAACTGGACAAAAACTATTCTATAATGGAAATCCTGCTACAGGTTTAACATCTCAAAGATCGTATTTTGTTTACAAAGTAGATGATAGTAACTTTAAATTGGCTGAAACCAGATATGATGTTATTAATGAACCTCCAAAAGTAGTTTCAATTACAGCAAATAGTGGTGGAAATCAGGAATTATCATTAGTAAATCCAAGATTAGAAGTGATAAGAGATGATAATTTACTTTTCTATGTTTCAGACCCATCTTTATCCGGATATAATTTAAAATTTTACTTTGATTCAGAATTTAAAAATGAATTTGTTTCTATTGGATCATCAACTGATTTTGGTGTTATTGGTGTTGGAACAGTCGGTGTTGGAACCACTTCAACTATAACTTTAAAATTCAATAAATCAAATCCAGAAAAATTATTTTATACTCTTGAAAAAACTGGATTTATAAGCACATCAGATCCTGATGTAAAAAATGCATCAGAAATTATTTACAAAGATAGTGAATATAATGGTAATTATGTAGCCTTTGGAGTTACAACTGGTGGATTTAACATATCTTTAAATGATGTTCCTGAACAGGGATCTTATAATGTTGGAGCATCTTCAACTATAACTTATGATACATCATCCACAAATACCTCTGGTGGAATCAGTAAAATAAATCTAACATCTGGTGGATTTGGATATAAAAATATTCCCGGAGTTTCGAGTGTAACATCTGTAAATGGAGGTGGAGAAAACATATTATGTTTGTCATCAAATATTAATAAAATTAATGAAGTTCGGATAACAGATCCCGGTTTTGATTATCATTCTGATAGAACACTTCGTCCAGAGGCCAGATTATCACCGACAGTCACCCTTATAAATTCAGATTCTATAGTAGATATAACTGTATCTGATGGAGGTGTAAATTATACCTCTGCACCTGAACTTGTAATTGTTGACCCTGATACGGGTAAATTGACTAATGATCAAGGTGTTTTACAAGTAAATTTATCGGCAAATTCTTTATCTAATGTTGATATATTAGAATCACCAAGAGGATTAACTTCAAAACCTCAAATTTTAAGAACAATTAATAATTCAAATGGATATCGTGTAACAAATATTGAAAGTAGCACCAGTGGTATTGTTACATGCACTCTTAAAACACCGATTAACGGGTTTGCTACTCCACAATTTTCAGTTGGTGAGCAAATATTTGTTGAAAATATAACAAAAGGATCAACAGGAGATGGGTTTAATTCTGCAGACAATGGATTTAAATTCTTTAATGTTGTGGAGTACAATAATACAGACCCTGCAATTGTTAAATTTGAGTTACCAAATACTGCAACAAATCCCGGAATAGCAGATTCTACTCAAAAATTTGCAACAATAATTAAATTTTCCGAATATCCTAAATTTACAACTACACAAAAATCATCAGAGTTTAGAACAGGTGAAAAATTAGCCGTAAGGGTTAATAACAATTTCCTTTCAACAGGACTTATCGTTATTGATAATAGACCAGATGAATTTATAAAAATTGAAGGTAGATATGAAGTAAAAGTTGGTGACACAATACGTGGTGAAAATTCAGGTACTGTTGCGACAATCAACTCTATCGTTAATAATAAAGGTAGATTTAAAATTGATTACTCTCTTAAACAAAACAAGGGATGGAAAGATGAAGTTGGAAGATTAAGTGAAGACTTTATGGTGCTTTCAGATAATGACTACTACCAAAATTTATCATATACAATACAAAGTCCAAAAACTTTTGATGAAATAGTTGACCCTGTTAATAGATTATTACACACAAGTGGACTTAAAAACTTTGCTGATGCTGGTATTTCATCTACGGCTAGTGCTGGAATAGGTATAACAAACCAAACTGTTGTCTCTGCGGATGTTATTACAGAGCAAAGAGTTGATGCGATAAACAATTTTGACTTAGCAAAAGATATTGATACCATCGATGCTGGATCAAAATCTAAATTTATTCAACTTAAAAATACTAAATTATCAAACTTTATACAGTGTAATACAAACAGAGTATTAAAAATAGATGATATTAGTTCAGAATTTTCTGACAGTGAAGCAAACTTATCAGGTAATATATCAATTCCCTTTGGTGAAACTTTTGCAAGATTTTTAATACAATCTAGAAATATTGCAAGTGGTGAAATTCAAGTTGATGATGTTGTAATATTTAATGATAAAACAGATACATTTACGTTTGAAAAAAATAGTTTAGTTTCAACAGCATCAACAATTGTAGATGTTGAAGGGAGAACAGTTAATGGATCAAAAAATTTAGTTATCTCTCCATTTAACCCAAATGATGATGATATTGATATCAAAGTCTATAAAAATAGTTTTAATGATCAAAACTTAAGAAGTGGAACACAGTCTATTGGTTTTGTTAACTTAGTTGGTATATCTACTGTTGTTAGTGTTGGAACTACAGCAGAGCCAATCGCAACTGGATCTACGACATCTGTAGATGCATTCTATGCCACTATAGAAGTAGAAAATATAATATCAGGTGAAAAGAATCACGTAGACATTTATGCAACTCATGATGGCACAGACTCGTTCTACAGTGAATATTATGCTGATACATCATCACAAAATAATTTCTCATCTAACTTTATAGGAACATTTAGATCAAGAATTCATAATAATATTTTATCTCTTGATTTTGATAATTCTGTCGGAATTGCATCCACAGTTAAAATTAATGCGAAAGTTATTGGATTTAATACAACTGGTGGAAATGATGTCTTTAGATTCAAAGATAATGCACAACCAGATGGTGCAGAGAGAACAATCAACTTAAGATCAGGAATTACAACACGAACAAATACTGCTAACTTTATTTCATTAGATAAAAATAATTTCAGCGCAGTAAAGAGTGTTGTAAGAATTAAATCTGCAACAGCAAGTGCGGTACATCAAGTTTTAGCAATACATGATGGAACAGACACTCACACAATCCATTATCCATTTATTTCGATTGGTAGCACATCTGGTATAGGAACATTTTCATCCAATTTAACTGCTTCTAATTTTGTTGTTAAATTCCATCCAGATTCAGGAACTGGAAGTCACACAGTTCAACATTTTAGTGAAGAAATTTATAAAGACATCGATATTCTTAATGATCCTCCTGATTTAGGTTACGGCCGTGTAAATGAAACACTTCGAGTTTTCCAATATAATGCAGTTAATGGAACAAGATCTAATAAGAAAAGTTTTGTATTAAAAAATAATGGCACACCAATTTATGAAAAGGGATTTGATCCAGAAGATACATTAAAATTAAACAGAACAACTGGTGTATTTACAATACCAAATCACTTTTTCTCAGAAAATGAACAGTTAACTTATACACCTAAATCTACATTTGCTGGAGTAGGAGCAACTTCTTTACAAAAGTCAAATGGTTCTAATTTAGCCACAACTGTGTTTGTTAATAAGATTGATAATAATAATTTTAGACTTCGCGAATCAAGTGGTGGAACAACTGTCACATTTAATAATGTGGGTGCAGGTAATTCACATCGTTTGACAATGGCAAAACGACTTGAAAAGACCGTTTTAGTTATCGACGGTATTATTCAGTCACCAATGGCATTTTCCCCCGTTACAACCACATTGGTGAACAATGGAGGCAGTATATCAACTACTACATCTGATATTTGTGTGAACTCAACAACTGATATTAATTTAGAGGATCATGTCAAATTTAATAATGAATTTATGAAGGTTACATCTGTTGGATTTGGTACGACTTCTACAGGGCCGGTAACTGGTATTGGAACATTTAATATTTTAGGAGTTGAGAGAGGATCATTAGGAACTAATATCACTACACATAACGATGGCACTGTAGGGAGGGTTAACTCTGGTTCATTTAATATAGTAGATTCTACAGTGTTCTTTGCAGACGCTCCTAAAGGAACAAATAATATTGATAGAGATAGTTCAGGACTTGAAACTCCTAGATCTGCATTCCAAGGTCGAACATATCTCAGAAAAACTTATACTACAAATAGAATATTTGATGATTTATCAACTCAATTTACTGGAGTTGGTGCTACTTTTAGAATGAAATCAAACGGAACTAATGCAACAGGAATTACAACTGGAAGTTCATTAGTTTTAATAAACGGTATTTTTCAAAAACCAACCACTAATAACAATTTGGGTAATAACTATGACTTTAAAGGAACATCTACTCAAGATATTGTTTTCACTGGAGTATCATCTGCATTATCAGGAGATCAAGTAATTGTACAAGGTGATGTAAATCAAAACCAACTACCAAGAGGTGGTAAAATTGTCTCTCTTGGATCAACTGGTGGATTAGGAGTCGCACCATTGGTTGGAGCTGCTGTGACTGGTATATTAAATCAATTCGGTGGTATTACTGCTGTTGGTATAGGATCAACAATTTATAATCAATCAGTTTCACCTTCAAGACCTCCATCTGGATTAACATTCGGATCTGGTTACAGACCTGTTGGAGGAACAGTTGCCATTGGAATCACTGATTTAGCATATGTGCATAGATTTGTTAGTGCAGGTGTTGGATCAATTAGAACAAACGCATCAGGTAATAATATTTTTGCTGCAACACAAAGAACTGCAACAGATGCATCATATATTTCACATACTGGATTGTTGACATTAACGATAGCAAATCATGGTCTAAGTGTTGGTAACTTTGTCGGTATTGATACTGGAAGTCTTGTATTTACATGCTCAAGAGATGATTTTGCATCAAATCATGCGTATCCTCGTGCACTTTCTAAAACCACAGGTCTACCTGATCCAATCGCTGGAATAGCGACTGTAATCACTGCAGTTACAACAAATACAATAACTGCATTTATTGGATTTGGTGGAGGAGCAGGAACTGGGGCTTCGTTAACAGGTAATATTGGTGTTGGTGGAACGTTAGATATTAATGTAAGTGCAGCAGGAACAAATTACGTAAACCCAAGATTTGAATTCCCTGAACCAACATATTCAAACATGGAAGTTGTTGGAGTATCAAGAAATGGTGTGCCGGGAACAACTACAGGATCAAATCTCCTTGTAACTCTTAATGTTGGTGCGAGTTCAACAGTTGGTATTGGATCTACCTTATTCTCAATAGAATCATTTGAAATTGCAAGAGAGGGACATTCCTTTAAACGTGGTGATAAATTCAAACCAGTTGGTCTTGTTACCGCTAGGGGAGCAACATTAGAGGACTTCATATTAGAGGTCACTGAAATTTACAATGATAAATTCTCTTCATGGGAATTCGGTGAATTTGATTATATTGATCCTATTGATAATTTACAAGACGGTGCTAGAACTAGATTCCCATTACGAGTTAATGGAGAATTATTAAGTTTCGATGTTGGGTCTAATACTGATTCACAGTTAATTGTTATGAGTAATTTACTTGCAATTTATGTAAATGGTGTATTGCAGGAGCCAGGTGAGGCATATGTATTTGATGGTGGAACAACATTTGAATTTACAACCGCACCAGAAACAAATGATAATATTTCAATATTCTTCTACAAAGGAACTGCTGCGGAGGATGTTACAGAAATTAATGCAGTTGAAACAATTAAAGAGGGTGATGTTGTTCAAATAAATGCAAATAATGATACATCAACCTTAACAAATGCGAATACTAGACTTCTTATCGACTTAGAGCAAGGCAAAAGAACAGTGTCAGGTATCACCACTACTGATACCTTTGAAACTGAAATTTACACTGGAGTTGGTATAAATGATTCTGCAACTAATAAACCACTAACATGGATTAAACAAAAAATTGATAAAGTTGTAAATGGAGTCGTGGTTTCAAAAGCAAGAGATTCAATTGAACCACTAATATTCCCAACAGCCAGAATTATTGGTGATATAGGCACTGGATCTACTGATAGAATTTATGTTGATGATGCTGATTTCTTTGAATATGAGAAGGATGAAGATTCTCAAGTAACTTCAATAGAGGTTTCAGGATTAGTTGTTAATAATAACAACCCTGTATCTGCTGCATTAACAGCGGTAGTATCAAACACTGGAACGATTACAAGTATTGATGTTGTAGATGGTGGTAGTGGTTATGTAGGTGCAACAACCTCTGTGCATATTTCACAACCTCCAGTTCCTATGAAAGTTTCTCCAATAGCAACTGGAATTGGATCTACTGCTGTATTAACTGCAAATATTACAAATGGAGTGATTACAACTGTTACAGTTAATAGTGGTGGTGCAGGTTATTCTCAATCTATTATCCCTAAAGTTATCGCATCTGCTCATAAACCGATTAAGGAGGAATTTGTAAATATCGAAACTATCAAAGGATTCTCTGGAATTGTTACTGGTATTTCAACAGTTATGATTGGTGGCACAGTTGGTTTAGAATTTGGTTTACAAGCACCTTTAGGTCAAGCATTCACTGACTTAATACCAACGACTCCAATCTTCATATCTGAAACCTCAGTCGGACACGGTGTAACAAGTTTGAATGAAAGTGGTGCAGATGAAGATGTTGTAGGTATAGGAAGAACTTTTGTTGATAATGTTTATATGGTAAAGGAGATTGGTTCATTATCTAATAATGCATTCATAAGAGTAAATGTTCACTCTGGTATCAATACCACAGGAATAGATCTTGCTAAGTATGGATTATCATTTAGTATTGCGGTTACAGCAAATGGATCGAATAATTACATACTTAATGGCCCACATAGAGATGAATTTAGTACACAAACAGCATTATCTTCAGCAGCAAATGGCACTGTGTATGTTGAAGATGGTGATACAGTAAGTTTTGTGAACAATATGGGTGCTCATCCATTTAGAATTTCGAGAACAGAGGGTGGTGCTGCTTTAGGTGTAAGTGATGGCGTAACAAACAATGGTGCCTCAAATGGCACTGTGGTGTTCAATACAACGGGAGTTGGACACACTACATTCCATTACTACTGTACATCACATCCAAATGCGATGAAAGGTCTAATCAAAGTTAAGAAAATACAGAAAGGTAAATTCTCATGGGGACGTTTATCAACATCATCAGGTAATTTTGTAAGAAATAATCCTGTGTCAATTGGTGTGACTGGTAATACAGTTATTGCGGGTGAAGGACTTGGAATTTCCACATTCCCAACCATTCAAAGAAGGGGATTTGGTATTCGTGATAGTGGTGCTATTAAGAGGTCTCACACACCATGACGATTTCCTGTATAAATATAGAAAAAACAATATAATAATGCCAGCAATTGTAACAGACCAGTTTAGAATATTAAATGCAAGTAATTTTGTTGCAGGGGTCTCTTCGTCTACAAATTCTTATTTTATCTCTTTAGGTTTACCAAATCCTCAACCGGCTTCAGTTGGTTTTGGAAGAGCAAACAATTGGAACACTGCTACCCCTAATCCAGTAGATAGTTTTTCAGAAATAGATCATGTAGGAGATACAACACAGTTTGGTAAGAGAGTTACAGATACTAATGTAAGAAGATTAGTTCGTAGAATAAATTGGACAAAAGGTGTAAAATACGATATGTATCGTCAGGACTACAGTACTACAAATACTGCGCCTAATTCAAATGCAACTCGATTATATGATGCTAATTATTATGTTATAAACAGTAATTTTAATGTTTATATTTGTATTGAAAATGGTTCATCAGGAATAAACACCACAGGTAATGCGTCTGAGGATGAACCCACATTTACTGATTTAGAACCCTCTAAAGCAGGTGAGAGTCAAGATGGATACATATGGAAGTATTTGTTCACCGTAAAACCAAGTGATATTATAAAGTTTGATTCAACTGATTTTATCTCTCTGCCAAATGATTGGCCAACTACAACTGATGCGCAAATACAGGCAGTTCGAGAAAATGGTGATTCAGATATAAACAATAATCAAATAAAAACAGTATATATTGCTGATCAGGGACTTAATTACACAGGAACAGGTGGTGAATTTAATATTTTAGGTGATGGCACAGGTGGTAAAGTAGTTATTGAGGTTTCTGGGACAAAAATTACAAAAGCAACCATATCAAATGGCGGTAAAGGTTATACATATGGGGTCGTTGATTTAGGTACAATTAATAGTGCTGCCGTAGCAGGAAACACACCTGCAAAATTAATACCCATCATACCTCCATCAAAAGGACATGGATTTGACTTATATAAAGAGTTAGGTGCTGATCGGGTTCTTGTGTATGCAAGATTTGATGATTCAACAAAAGATTTCCCAATTGATGCCAAATTTGCACAAGTATCACTAATAAAAAATCCAACATCATTTGGTACAACATCAGTTTACACAGGCAGCACGTATTCGGGTTTGAAATCAATTAAACTAGATACTATAACAGGGACTCCAACGGTTGGTGGTTTGCTTCAACAAAATGTTGGTGTTGGTCAAACTGCTTTAGGATATATCAGTTCTTTTGACAGCGACACAAATGTTTTGAAATACATTCAAGATAGATCGTTGTATTTTGGAAATAAAGTTGATCAAACTGATTATGCAAATGTAAGTAGTGGATCGCAGCAATATGAATTTACATCATCGACCAGTCAAATTTCCTTTTCCGGAGGTAGTGGATCTGTTGAAACCACTTTTAGTGCTGGTATAACTACAGATGTTAATAATAATAACGTTGCTTTAGGAGTTTCTTTTACAAGTGGTCTTGCTTCTCCTGAGATAAATAAAGGGTCGGGCGATGTATTGTACATTGACAATCGGGCTCTCATTTCAAGAAACTTGAGACAAAAGGAAGACATAAAAATTATTCTGGAATTTTAAAAAATGCCACAAAAAACGAATTTAAATATAAGTCCATATTACGACGACTTTTCCAAGGATAATCAGTTCTATAGAGTTCTATTTAATCCGGGTAGACCTGTACAAGCTCGTGAATTAACAACACTTCAATCTATATTACAAGATCAGGTAGAATCTTTTGGAAGTCATATATTTAAAGAGGGATCAATGGTTATCCCCGGAAATACAAGTTATGATTATGAATATTTTTCCATTAAATTGCAGAGTGATCATCTAGGTGTACCTGTATCTCTTTATGTCGATAATCTTATAGGTAAAATATTAGTTGGACAAGAAACGGGAATAAAAATAAAAGTTGATAATTATGCTTTACCAGAAAATTCATCTGAGATAACTGATTTAACGATATTTGTAAAATATCTTGATGCTGGTACTTCTAATGAAGTATCATTCATGGCCGATGGTGAAAATTTATTAGTAGAGGAGTCATTCATATATGGTAACACTCAGATTACTGCTGGTGAAACAATTGCAACTTTAATTGAGTTGAATGCATGTAATACTGGTTCTGCTGTATCTATCGGTGATGGTGTATTCTTCATTCGTGGTCATTTTGTCAATGTTGCTGCTGATAAAATTGTTCTTGATCCATATTCAAATGTACCAAACTATAGAGTTGGTTTATTCATTCAAGAGGAAATAATTCAAGCAAAAGATGATTCATCATTATTTGATAATGCAAGGGGATTTTCAAACTTTGCTGCACCGGGTGCTGATAGACTTAAAATTACTACAAGACTTACAAAAAAACCATTAACAGATTACAATGATAAGAATTTTGTAGAATTAGTTCGTCTTGATAATGGACAACTTAAGAAAAATGAGCAAAAACCAGATTATTCTCTTATTAAGGATTATTTCGCAAAAAGAACTTTTGAAGAATCTGGAAATTATTCTGTTGGTAACTTCAAAATTAATGTTGCAGAATGTCTAGATGATGGAATATCAAATGAAGGTGTTTTTAAAGAAGGAGAACTTACAGATCAAAGAAATACACCAGAAGAATCTTTAATGTGTGTTAAAGTTTCACCCGGAAAGGCTTACGTGAGAGGGCATGATATTGAAAAATCAGGAACAACTGTTATTGATGTTGACAAAACAAGAGATAAAGAAGAATTCAAAAATTCAAAAGTAAACTTTAAACTTGGAACATTATTTAAGTTAAATAATGTGCATGGAACTCCAATTTTAGGATTGAATCAAACATTTGCTAATCAAACTATTTCTTTGAGAGATCAAAGAAAAGGTACCGGTAATAATCCCGGAGCTGCAGGAAATCAAATAGGATTTGCAAGAGTTTACGCATTTGAAAATACTGATGCATCTTTTTTAGATAAAACAACTAAATTTGATTTATACGTATATGATATTCAAATTTTTACCCAAATTATAGCGAGTGGATCTTTCAGTAGTTCTACAGCACCAGTTGGTAGTTTTATTGAAGGATTAAGTAGTGGTGCGACAGGATTTACTGTCTCTGCAGGAGCTGGTAGTGGTACTTTACTTCTTGAACAAGTATCAGGAACATTTATTGACGGTGAGCAAATAAAAATAAATGGTTCAACATCAATTGGAGCTAATGGAGAGGTAAGATCAATCGTATCTGTTGATAAATTTGGATTAGAAGATGTCATGTCAGTTCATCAGGAGTGTGATGCAGTTTTTGGCACCGGTGTTGATTTTTCAGGAGATTTGGTGTTAAATCCTGTTCCAATCAAAGAACTCAGTCCTTCAGATTCAATTAATATCGCTTCAGGTGTAGTTAAATGTGCAGGAAAAACATTTAGATCCATCAAGGCTAATGATATTATTATTATAAGCAATGAGGTTGAAGATGATCCTCGATTTATGAGAGTAAGCACAGCTCCAACCGGAACTCTTAAACAGTTTACAGTCTCTGCTGTTACTGATGTTAATGGAGTTTGTGTAGCAAGTGTTGCGGATGGAAATTTTACAGGTGTTCGTATCGGCCGTCCACAAATATTTCAAAATAATGTTGGATTGTACGCAGAACTTCCTAAAAAGAATGTGTCTGATGCGTCATTAGCACAATCAAAATTATTTGTTAAAGCACAAGCTCAAAAATCAGTAAGTGGTGGAACTATTCAATTAACTATCGGTTCCGATTTTCCTGAATTTGCAAGCACTTCAACATTTGCACCATATGATGGTGATCGTTATAGTATATCTCTAAAAACATCAGCATCTACAATTCATGATCAACTAGATGAAAGTCAAGTCGTTTTATCAAATAATAATAGAACAATTACATTTAGTGGACTTTCAGGAACTAGTGCAAGAGTGATTAGTGTGACACTAGAAAAAGATTTAATTAATAACAAAACTAAAAATATTTCTCGAAGCAATAGTATCGTTGTTAATAAAACATCAAGAGTTGGTGTGAGTACTAATGGAATTACACATAGTAAAGCTTATGGACTAAGAGTCGATGATAAAGAAGTATCTCTTAACACTCCCGATGTTTTTAATATTGTCGGTGTATTTGAATCAGTTAATTTAAGCGATCCAGTTCTTGATAAATTAGTTTTTGTCAGTGGATTATCATTAGATACTAACTCTATTTTGGGTGAAAAAATTAAAGGTGCTGTAAGTGGTGCGATTGCAGTTGTTACAGAAAGAACAAATGCCACTACAGTTGAGATATCAACACTAACCGCAAATAAGTTTATTATAGGAGAATCTGTTACTTTCCAAGAGTCGAATATAACTACAAATTTACAAGGAATTACTAATGGATTGTTCTTAGATGTCACAAGTAATTTTAAACTTGATGATGGACAAAGAGATGAATTTTCAGATTATTCAAGAATTGTAAGAAAAGATGGTTCAAATATACCATCAAGAAGATTAAGAGTTATTTTTGATAAATTTACAGTTCCTGCAAATGATACAGGAGATGTGTTTACAGTCGCATCATATCCATCTGAAAACTTCAAAGATGTTCCTATACTTAAAAATGGATTAAGATCAACTGATACTTTAGATTTTAGACCTAGAGTTGCTGACTTTAGTGGATCGACTTCACCCTTTGCTTATTCATCAAGAGTTTTTAGTTCATCTGGCTCTAACTCAACCATAATTGTTGCACCTAATGAAGCATCTACATTAGATTTTAAATTTTTCTTACCTAGAATCGATAAAGTTATTATTGATTCAAGTGATAATTCTGTTAATGCTTACACAGACGGATATATTCAAGTTATAAAAGGTATTTCTTCACAAAATCCCATAGTACCATCTGATATTGAAACAGCGATGACAATTGGAACGATTGAAGTTCCAGCCTACCTTTATAATGTAAAAGATGTAAAGATAAATCTTGTAGATAATCGTCGATACACGATGAGAGATATTGGTAAGATTGAAGATAGAATTGAAAATCTTGAAGAATTAACATCTTTATCATTACTTGAATTAGATACAAAAGCATTACAAATTCAAGATGCTGATGGATTGTCTAGATTTAAATCTGGTTTCTTCGTTGATGATTTCAAAAATACAAACCTTTTGGATCGTTTGAATCCAGATTGTAAGTGTGATGTAATTGAAAGTTCACAAACATTAGTAACTCCTACTGATTTTTATTCAATTAAACCTCAATTAGCACTTGATCCATCTTTAAATCCATCTACAGTTGATTTTTCAGACAATCTAGCATTACTTGATTCTGGTGCAAGAAAAACAGGTGATTTAATTACTCTTGATTATGATGAAGTCGTGCTTCTTGATCAGCCTTTGGCATCAAGAGTTGAAAATGTAAACCCTTTCAACATTGTTTCATTTAGAGGTAATATGATTTTAAGTCCTAGTGCAGATACTTGGACACGTAACGTAATTCTTAATGATGGAACAAGAACTGTCTTAGGTGATACTGAAGAAACATTTACAAATGATCGCATAGTAAGTAGTGTTCCTGATACACATATTAGATCAAGAAATGTATCATTTGATGCAAGTGGACTTAGCCCAAACACAAGATTTTATGCTTTCTTTGATAGTCAATCAGGTATTGATATTATTCCGAAATTAATTGAAATATCAATGGATTCTGGTGCATTTGATATCAACGAAACTGTAGAGGGATTTGATGGAGCAGATAGAATATTTGTAGCAAGAACATGTGCTCCAAATCATAAAACAGGAAGTATTAGTAATCCAACCACAGTATTTACAACAAATCCATATAATACTGCGTTAACATTACCTAGTTTATATTCCTCATCATCAACAGTTTTAAATATTGACATCGCATCTCTTGTTGAAGAGGCACAAGGAAGATTTTTTGGTTTCATACAACAGGGAATAAAGCTGGTTGGATCACAAAGTCAAGCAACAGCAACAATTAGACCAATAAGACTTATTTCTGATATACTTGGAGATTTAATCGGATCGTTCTTTTTTAGAGATCCTTTGGGATCACCAGTTCCACAATTAAGATTTGAAAATGGAACAAAAACATTTAAATTGACATCAAGTGCATCTAATTCAAGACCTCTTCTAGGGTCTCCGAGTATTAGTGAAGTTGAAACAGACTATCGCACTAGCGGAGTTGTTGATACCTTTAGACAATCAACAGTGGTTGTCCGTCTTCCACCACCACCACCTCAACCAGTAGTTTTCAATATAACGAATGAATTTATAACGAATGAAATAACAAATATTACTGAAGTAACTGAGGTAACTAACGTAACAAACGTAACTAATAATATTACTAATGTTACTGAAGTAACTGAGGTTATTCGTGAACAAGTTATTATCCAAAGGGGTGATCCATTAGCACAATCTTTCACAGTTGATGAATCTGGAGCGTTTCTTACTGCAGTTGATCTTTATTTTAGATCCAAGGATATAAAAGAAAAACTAACAGTTCAAGTTAGAACTATGGAATTAGGTATTCCTACACTTGTTTTATTACAAGATTTTGCGCAAGTTGTTTTAGAACCATCTCAAGTAAATATATCTGAAGATGCTTCTGTTGCAACTAGAGTTACGTTCCCATCTCCAATATTTTTACCATCTGGTGAAGAATATTGTATAGTTCTTTTAGCTCCCTCCTCAAATAACTATGAGGCCTGGGTTGGTAGAATGGGTGAGCCTACAATTCAGACTCAAAGTTTACCTGATGCTGAAAGTGTGGTTATATCAAAACAATATATTGGTGGTAGTTTGTTTAAATCACAAAATGGTTCTATTTGGACTCCAAGTCAATTCGAGGATCTTAAATTAACTTTATATAAAGCAGATTTTTCCAAATCAAGGGATGCAGAAGTTATCTTCTACAATCCTGAGTTGAATTATGAGAGTAGTCTTATTCCAACTTTAGGTAATAATGCAATAAGATCTTTACCTCGAAAACTTAAGGTGAAGATAGATACAGGTGCTACACAATCAGAAATAGAAGCCGGAAAAATAATTGCTGCAGGACAAGCAGGTATTTCCACAACACCAAAAGGAACAGTTGAAAGGCATGGTGGCCCTACTGCAACATTATCGATAAGAAATCCGGGTAGTGAATATCCAAGTTCAGGCACTGTAAATAATGTAACAACTTTTGCAATTACAGGAAATGGAACTGGTGCTACATTAAATGTGACATTTGGATCTGGTGGTGTTGTTTCAAGTATCACTGATAACAACGATGGAACTGGTTACACAGTTGGTGATTTAATCGGAATTAATACGTCTTTTACAGGAATTACACAAGGAAGTGGTGCAATCTTTAGCGTTGATTCAATAGGATCTATCGATACTCTATATCTAACTGATGTACAAGGTGAAAAATTTGAAGATAATACTGCACTTTTACATTTTAATGGAACTCAATTTGTTGCCTTAACTGGAAATAAATTAGTTGATAATGTTGGAAATTTAGATCAAGAAATTGGTGGAGGATTGTTTAGTGGTAATGTAATTGAGGTAACTCAATACAATCACGGTATGCATTCTGGTAATAATAAGGTTGAAATTTCAAATATTCAACCAACAACTGAACCTGTTGTTTTAAATGCTGCTGTTGGACTCTCATCAAGTTCAATTGATCTTAATGCTCCTGCAACTGGTCTAAATTCAACTTTAGATTTCCAAGTGTTTGAAGGAATAAGTACATCAAGAGGTTATGTTAAAGTAAATAATGAAATCATGCAATATGATGGAATTAATACTAGTAACGAATCTTTAACAATAGTTGAAAGAGGTGTTGATGGATCTGCGATTCGTGAACATGCAGTCGGAAGTTTAGTTTACAAATATGAGTTTAATGGATTCTCACTTACTGGTATTAATAGTGTACACACACTACCATCTACTTCTATTTTAAGAACTGAAAGTGATATTGATAAGTATTATCTTGAAATTCCAAGAGGTGCAAAATTCAATACAGGGCCTGCACCAGCAGTCAGAACAAGTGGAAACTCACAATTAAGTTTCTTTACGGATGCATTTGCAGGAGGAAATCAGATTTTTGCATCACAAAACGTTCAATATAACCAGATATATCCTATAATTAATAATATAACTCCGGGACAAACAGCGATATCAGCTAAAACAAGAACTGTCTCAGGTACGAGTGCTGGTGGTAGTGAAGTATCATTCCAAGATCAAGGATTTGAAAATATTGAATTGAATACGATAAATGTTCTTAGCAGTCCACGATTAGTTGCATCACCTGTTAATGAGTCTGCAAGATTACCTGAACTCCCCTTGAATAGATCAAATACAATCAGCATAAGAATGTTATCTGGTGATAAAAATTTATCACCTGTGATTGATACAATGAATAGTTCAATCATTTATATTAGAAATAGGTTAAATAAACCTATTGATGATTATTCTAAAGATGCTAGAGTTAAACTCAATACTAATGATCCTCATGCTGGAGTTTATATCTCCAAACGTGTTGATTTGAAACAACCTGCAACTTCATTGCAAGTATTTCTTACTGCTCAGAGATCTGAGTCTGCTGATTTTAGAGTTTTATATAAATTATTCAACTCTGAAATAAGTGAGGGAGAACAATCATATGACTTATTCCCCGGTTTTGATAATATGCTTGATACTAATAGTGACGGATTTGGTGACGTAGGAATATCTACTTCTAAAAATAGTGGTAGACCAGATGCCAAAGTTCCATCAAGTGTTGATGGTGAATTCTTAGAATATCAGTTTACTGCTGATAATCTATCAGAGTTTACTGGTTTTGTAATTAAAGTGGTGTTTAGTGGTACAAATGAAGCCGAAGCACCAAGAGTAAGTGATCTACGAGCAATTGCATTAGCATGATACGAGTAGAAGGTCATAAACATCTTTATCGTGATGAAGAAACTGGAGCTATTATTAATTGCGACACATCCGGTTATATGAGATATAAAAAGATGAGAGATAAAAAACTTATTGAAAAATCTGAAATAGAGCACCTCAAATCTGAGATAGATACTCTCAAAGGTCTTCTAAATGAATTAATTCAAAAAAATTCATAGTATAACAAAATATAAATAAACTATAGATCATATTATATTATTGCATAAATGGCAGTATATGTTAGCAATCTTATTATCAACACTGGTGCTACTTTCACACAAACATTTTCTTTAGAAAATATATCATCTAATGATGCATTAGACCTTAGTGGGTTTACAGCTTCATCTCAGATGAGAAAACATGCGGGAAGCACAGGTATTGCAGCGACTTTTACAGCGTCCATACAAAATGCTGAACAAGGACAAGTACAAGTTGGTTTATCTAGCATAACCACTGGCACATTAAAACCCGGAAGATATGTTTATGACGTAATCGTTTCCGATAGTGTAGGTGAAGTAACGAGAGTTGTTGAAGGATCTGTTTTAGTAAGGCAAGGAGTCACTCGCTGATGGCAAACATAAGAGTCCGCGTAGGACAACAAAATGCAACCAAGGTCGTATCCTCATTAGCAGGAAACGTAAGTGGATCTCTTGCAGGACTTAGTGACACAGAGATCAACAATCCACAAAATGGGATGGTCTTAGTTTTTAACTCAACCACACAAAAATTTGAATCAACTTTAGTATTAACACCCGGATCGGCACAAAATTTGGATATCAATGGAGGTAACTTTTAGAAATGGCTAGTATTATACGAGTAAAAAGATCTACGGGTACAACGGCTCCCGGAAGTCTTCAGTTCGGTGAACTTGGTCTTACAATCGGTACTGGAACTCAGGCTAACAAAGGAGAGAGACTTTTTGTTGGTGATAACGCAGGTAACGTAGATGTTGTCGGTGGTCGTTATTTTACCGACTTGATGGTTCATGCACCGGGAACAGTCGCTTCAGTGACAAACCCAAC